CAGCGGCGGCAAGGCAATGGCGCTCGACCATCCGCTCTACCGCTTGCTCCATGATGAGCCGAACCCGGAGATGAGTTCTTTCGTGTTCCGGGAAACGCTTATGACGCACCTGCTCCTGTGGGGCAATGCCTATGCACAGATCATCCGCAACGGCAAGAATGAGATCATTGCACTGTATCCCCTCATGCCGAACAAGATGTCGGTGGACAGAGATGAAAATGGGCATTTGTATTACACCTATTACCGTGGCACGGACGAAGCCATCAAGAACAAGGAGTTCGCTGTGATGCTTCATCCCTCGGATGTACTGCATATTCCCGGCTTGGGCTTTGATGGTCTGGTGGGCTACAGTCCCATCGCTATGGCAAAGAACGCCATCGGCATGGCTATCGCCTGCGAGGAGTACGG